ATTAATGTTCACCATCGCCGGTACCTAACCCAAACGGGACGCAAAGTCCCACCTGAGTACTGGCACCTTTGAGAAAGGAAAACACTCATGCCTCAGGCAACCGATCTGACCATCGCAAACGGTCAAGCAACCCCTGTCAACAAGACCTTCACCCTCATCGCTCCCGCGAGTGGTAACGGTGGGATCGCCGAATGGATGCTCAAAGAGGGCACCATCTCAGCGGTCTTTCCGTCCATCACTTTCATGGCTGAACGCCAGGCGACGAACAAGACCCGCAAGGGTCGCGTGAAGATCCGTGTTCCGTCTTCGTTCGTGGATTCGACCACGGGCTTGACGAATGCGGGGCCGGCTTACGAGTTCAATGGCAATTGGACCGTGCCGGATGACTTCCCTGAGTCCTCAAAAGCGGACGCTGCGGCCTATGTCTTCAATGGCTTGGCAACGGCTCTCTTTAAGACCCTGCTGAAGGACGCCACTCCGGCGACCTAAAGCGTGATGGAAACCGCACTCAAAGGGTTCCTCGCCACCGTCGTGGTGGCGGCGATTGCCCTCGGAACTGCCCGGGCCGCGTACGTCTTGTACACGGCCTGGTGACCATCATGGGAACTGACTCCCCGGCCTAGCCGGGTGTTATTTAACCTCCTAAGAGTGAGTTAAAGACATGGACCAAGTCCTTCAACTAGTCGAGAGCTTAGCTCAAGACGTCGCCTCCCCCTTTGCCCTCGCCGTGTTAACAGCATGTCGAGCAGGGGACTGGCTGGCCCTTCAGGGGCTTAAGCCTCAGCCGCATCACTACGACTCAGCAGAATCCTTGCGAAAGGACCTGCTTGTTGGGGAGCTTCTCCGTAAGGCGAACCTTCCAACCGGCGTAGACAAAGATGCGGCCGCTGTTGCATCGTTCTGGTCTTCAGAACGCCAGTGCGCTGCAACCAACGTACGCTTGGACCCCTTCCTCCATAATTGGGTTTCCCACCCTCAGGAGGTTGGCGTGCACGAGTCATTCGACCGTGTGCGTAAAGCAATCCGCCGCGTACTCGGGCCTTTACCGGCTAGCATGACGCCCCGCTTTTCTGGCGGAGCGACCGTAGGTGACACTGGTAAGTTGACGACCATACCCGACAAGTTGTCGAGCATACCGACGACCTATTCCACACTGACCGGGTCCCTCTTGGAAAACAGCTTCTGGCCCACCCGTTGGGGGTGGGAGCTGAAAACCTTAAGGAGGACCCCCCGCGTTGTCCGCGGGAACGAGTTCTTCACTGTCCCGAAGGATGGTACGAAGAATCGTGGCTGCGCTAAGGAAGCTTCCTTAGCTGTGTCACTCCAGCTCGCGCTGGCTCAAGAGCTCCGCAAGGGGCTCCTGAAGTGGCATGTGGATTTGAAGGTCGGCAAGGAGGTCCATATGCGTCTCGCCCGCGAGGGCTCGCGCGACGGTCACCTTGCCACTTTCGATCTGAGTAACGCGTCGGACACCCTGGCCAGAAATCTGGTCAGGCTCCTCCTTCCGGAGGAGTGGTACGAGTTACTCGACTCCCTGCGTGCGAAGTTCACACGAGTAGAGGGCCGATGGGTCAGACTGGAGAAGTTTTCCTCCATGGGAAACGGCTTCACGTTTGAGCTTGAAACCTTGATCTTCTGTGCACTCGCCCGTGAGGCGTGCGCGGTTAGTGGTGTTGATCCCGAGGACGTTCGTGTCTTCGGGGACGATATCATCATACCTGTGGGTGCCTCCAAGGCACTCGCTGCACTCCTTTCTTTCTGCGGCTTTACGGTCAATGAAGGAAAAACCTTCCGCGATGGGAGGTTTAGGGAGTCATGCGGTGGGGA